CTACCTTGCATACATTAGAAGCCGTCGTCCATGTACTATAAGTTACCATTAAGCTACTCCTGCACGTACACGGTAATAGTAAGTACCATTACCTCCTTTTATTACATTATACCCTCTTTCTGGCCCACTGTATGCGACTGTTGCATCTGAAAAATCTGGCGTAGTTGCCTCTTGTAGTTCATAAAACGTCGCCCCACTTACCGCTGTCCACGTAACCCGAAACGAGCCTGTGCTCGATTCAAGCGGGACCGCAATATTAACAGGAGCAGCCAACGGCATAATTACCTCCAGCCTATAAATCCATTTCTTCGGCTAATTCAGTAATAATAGTTCTACCAAAAGTACCAATAGCATTTAGTCCTATAGGTACGTTTTTCGTATTACTCTGCAAGTATGAATCGTACCGCATCATAATAGATCGACCTGCCGCTATACCCGCCGATAACTCTGCGACCAACTGCCCCGTCTTATGAGTTAGTCTAGATGTCGGATATGCATTAGGAGTAGTGCCCCATACCTTTCCCTCGTTATCTGCATATAGGTACAGCTCATAATTGGTCGTCCCTGACGCTTTTACACTGAACACTAAGGCGGAATATAACATAGTGGTTACAGGCGCAAACGATATCGGGAAAGTATGCGGCGGTAATCCTGGCGAAGCAGGGGCAGTAGCAAAATATAATTTTCCTACTCCCGTTGTGGCATTGAAATAACTATCAGCTCTATTATCTAAATAGGTGCCGAAAATTATATTTTGCCAATTAGCGTACATAATAGCTTCCGCGCCCCAAGTGGGATATGTTGAGAAATCTAATTTCACATTTCCAACAGGAGTGGGAACAGGTACACCGACCGGCCAAAGAGGTATTGTAAAGTCAAAAGATGTTCTAGCCCCATCAGCATTTTGTGTTAACTGTGCGGACAAAACAGCCGGAGGGGTATAGTACGGTGTAGCTAACCAAGTAAATTGTACTCGCCCTGTGCGGTAATCTACTTCATGTGTAACTGTCGTATCTATATTACCTGCGATGTTTCCTTCACCATCATCGTAAGCATATAATTCGGATCCGAACGGCGATGCTAATGGTGCCCCGTACCCACTAATAAAATATAGCCTTCCTTTGGATATGGGCATTAAATATGCCGGAATATAGAAGTCGATGACTTGTCCATCAGCTACCCCTATAGGTGGACGTTTAATTATGGGCGAGTAATCTGTTAATAGATCTAGTAATTGAATTCCTGTTAACTCCGCTGATAAATCTTCCTCCCATTCCAATTTGGCTACATATCTAGCTTCGGCAAAAACCGTAGTATTAATAGTGGGTATAGTTAAAAATGTACCCACTACTTTACCTGTAGCATAATCAACAGTATTAGTTCCTGTTGCATCAATATCGCCTGTCAATGCCCCTTCCCCGTCATCACTTATTTCTTGTGTTCCCGCTGTTAAAATTACTGACTCGGGTACTATTTCCTGACCTAACGGATTAGAGAACTGGTATGTAAATACCGCAGTCAAGCCGTCAGCCGTTGATGTTAATTCTTCTTTTTCAGTACCTATAATGGAATCAATTGTTACTGAATAAACTCCCTCTACTGCATTTAGTTTACGGAAGAGTTCACTTATTCTGATATCCCTTCCGGGCATTACTAACGCTGAATCGAAGAACTGTTGCACAGCGGCAGTTAAATTACTGAAAACGGTCGTGGTATAAAAATTATTCTGAAGCGAGACTGATAATGACAAGTCGAAATAATAAACTACACCGTCTACCATTTCTTCATACACGCACTGCAATCGTCGTGTTTGTAGAAATTTTGCTACCGCTCTTTTTAACGACTCTCCCGCAGTCGTCAATCGCCCTTCTGAATCTCTACTCCACAATGCTACGTCTATTTGATTACTCTCAGGTACCTCCTGATGCAACTTAGCCGAAGCATACGCAGGCGATCCATAGCGTTCGTCAAAATAAGTCGATGCCAATACTTCCCAGTCATTAGCAGTTACGGCGCGTTTGTTAGACTGCGCATATCTAGGCGCGTAATATTGTGCATGGTCAATAGACTCTTTTGGATTCCCTCCCGTTCCCTTAGCGTAATTAAGAATTCGTATTTCAGTAGACTCAGGATTAACCCCGGCAGCAGGATCAGGAGCTGCGCCTAAATATCCCTGCACCGTTACATCTAACGCCCCAGGTTCAATATTACCTATTACACCGCCGCCTACTCTGCACGAAATTATTATTTCCGAACCAACTGCGGGAATCCTACCAGTAGTGTCATCACCAAAATAAATAGTCGGTTGTTCTTTATCTGAATAACTCAGTTCATACCGTTTCTGTGAACCTGATATTAAATAAATACAATCAACTACTGCATCCAGAATAGGAGCTGACCCGTCAGCCGCTAATCCAAACACTACTTGTGTTACCCCTGTAGCCAACTGAAAAGATTTAAATTCAAGCGGGCCGCTTGTGAAATTTGTTACCTGAATCCATTCAATCCCATCTACTATAACAGTAATACTGTCGTTATTATCTTCATCAACTATGCCATTAAGAAGACTCAGCGTGTACGTTTGTCCGTCCAGCCCATCTCCTGTGAAGACATCTCGCCCAAGTGACTCGCCTTCTATATACACTAATGAGGAAACCTCTTCCCAAGTCTCACCAGATATGCTGATAGTTAAACTATCTTCAATTACGTTCTCGAACGGGACTAACAACGTCTGCCAAGGCGTTCCGTCTGAAATAAACGTAACCGACTTAGTTACCCCTTCTGTGATAACTATTAATTCGTCGGTTGACTCATCAGGCCAATAATTTGAAAACGCAGGAATAGTCGCATCATCTAAGAATTCAAAAAAGGTAGTACCGTAAGATACTACTGTTCCCGCTGGTATAATTACGGGTACAGGCTTAGTTGGTTTCGGGTATGCACGTATAGCCGCTGAAGCTGCCGTCGGTGGGCGCATCCGGTAACCCAACCCTTTACATATATACGTAACGGTTTCCCGGTCATCAGCTAAAACTAAATAATCATTCAGCCATCGACGGTTAAAATAAAAAACGTCCTGCTCATGCAACCAGGCTAACGTAGACAACATCGCTTTAGGAACATCTTGATCCAATAGGGTTTCCCAATTACCATCAGGAAACTTTGCACGGAGGTTAAGAATCATAGCCTCCATGGTGCTCTGGTATGTTCGCGCTGTATATTGTTGAGTAGGTACTTGAGCCATATTAAGCCACCCTATTCATTGGGTTAAGATCAACGTCGTTAATCTTAGCCGTTCGTACTGTCTCTGTCGGATCGTCGTAAGCTACAAAAGCAACCGTAAATGATACCAGATATTCATCTACATCAAAGGATGCTGTCAGACCAACCAACCTAACTCTTGGCTCCTGTGCAGCAACATCTCGATAAGCATAATACAGAATTAAATTTTGGTTTATCGTATCGTTCAGTTCGAACACAAACGTATGCAACACCGACCCGAAAGTTAAATCCCACGGTACTGATCCTTTGGGCGTTAAAATAATATTCCTAATGGCAGTCTCATAAACCTCCTGCACACTCTTCGGACCAAACACGCCTTCTACCCCGTAGCCCGAAAAAGGAAAAGCCATTACGGGTTTCATTGTTCCTCCATCTGCTGGTACCAGCAGACTATTTTACTTTAGTGACTAACGATAATTCGTTCAATAAAGGTGCCCCTGGTGGAACTGCCCCCGGTACTGGTCCGCCTGTTGTACCTGCACCACCACCTGCTGCCCATGTATACGGGTGCCCGTGATTCATCCAGGTTTGTGAAAAGAGTGTTCCTAGAACTGCGGCTTCGGTTGCGCCTAAACCTATCTCCATCATTGCAGCAGTCAGAATAGCCTTAGTTGTTCCTGAGACAGTTACCTCACCTGACGCTTCGTTCAATTCTATCTTCTGACCTGAAGGAGTTACTATTGAAGCTGTCTGAGTAGTCTCATCTAACACTAATTTGTATTCGGTAGACCCCGCTGAATTACTTATTACCTCTACTTTTTTAGTTGTTAAATCTATCTTGATACTAGATAGACTCGGTGTGGGTGTTTTTATTTCCACTACTTTAGTCTGCTCATTTATAACAATGCCGTAACCGCCTGGTGTAATCCACATCCAGCCTTTTGGGATCAACCCGGCCATTGCCGCTGTGTATTCT